ACGATGTTCCGGAACGTCTCGCTCTTGTTGTAGGCAACGATGATCGCCGCGACTAGAGCGGCAATGATCGTGATCACGATGCCGATCGGGTTCGCCCGCATGGCAGCGTTGACCAGCCACACACCGGCCGCCCAGATCTTCGAGACGGCCGCCGCCGCTTTACCTAGCCCGTTATAAATCGTGATCGCGAGTGTCAGCGTCTTGACGCCGACCGCGAGACCGAGCACGGCACCGGCCACGATCACGAAGACCTCAGGCTTCAGTCCGAGGTTTTGCATGATCGTCTGAAGCTTGGTGATCGCCGGAATCGCGATGTTCCCGATCGCGTTCGTGAACGCGGACATGATCGACCGCTTGAACGCCTCGATCCGGCTCGACGCGCTCTCGCCGATCGTCTTCGAGGCTCGATCGGTGGACCCGGCGAAGCCGGACATCTTCTTACTCGCGCCGTCGAGGTCGAGCGCGAACAGGGCTTGACCGAGATCTTCCGCTTGCGTGCCGAAGAGCGCGACGGCCGCCTGAGATCGCTTCACGGGATCTTCGATGCCTCGAAGCTTGTCGAGCGTGAGCTGTAGGGCAGCGCTCGCCGACTTGCCACCGGCACCGATCTTCTGAGCCATGGTCCCGGCGTTCAGTCCGATCATGGCGAAGCCCTGAGAAGTCAGCTTCGAGCCATCGACCGCGCGGATCGAGAATTCCTTGATCGCGTCAGCGACCTTGTCCGAGTCGCGAGCGCCCGCCTGAAGACCTTGAACGAGTAGACCGGTTGCCGTCTGAGCGTCGATCCCCATGTTCCGGAACAAGGTCGGGTACTCGGTCAGTGTGTCCAAAAGATCTTGTTGCTTGTTCGCCCCGAGTTGAGCGCCACGCGTGATCACGTCGAACGCCTGAGCCGAGTTCTTCGCGAGCCCCGTCCGCATGAGGGTTCCCACGGCCGCCGTGACCCTGCCAACGTCTTCGCCCATGACGCCCGCGAGCGTCAGCGCTCGCTCGGTCGTGGCCTGAAGGCTCGCGCTCGACGCCTTCCGCATCCCATCCATGTTTTGGATCACGGACGCGACCGCGCCGTTCACCTGTTCCATGCTGTCGCCGAAGGCACCGGCGAAGACCTTGCCCGCGACGTCGCCGACTCGCTTCGCGTCCTTGCCGGTCAAACCTAGCTGAGCACTTAGTTTCGCCCGTCCGGCATCGACGTTGATCGCCCCGACAAGGCCAGCGCCGAAGGCCACACCAGCCCCGACGCCGACCTTGTTCGCGGTGTCCTGGAACTTCTCAAGCTGACCCTTCGCCGTGTCCAGCGACCGGCCGACCCGCTTCAGGGTGCCGGTCAGCTTGTCTACGCCTTGAATGACGAAGCTCAGGCCGCGAGCCATTGGCTACCCCCGGTGGTCGTGGTGTCATCTCGGGTTTCGGGGGTGCCGTGCGAGAGTTCGCCGCCATGAAGTGATGATCGAGAAGGGCGATCCGATCCGAGACCTGAGCGAGCATCTCGACCGTGAGCGTCCATACGCCGACCTCCCTTCCCCCGGCGAGTTCCTCATTCGTCACCGCGTCGGCTGGTAGCTGTGAGACCAGGACCCACAACCGCCGTAGGGACATACGTCCCGCGTACCACTCCGTGAGCTGGTCTCGGTCTCTCGGGTAGTACCTTGCAAGATCCGCCTCGATCGCTTCGCTGTGCTCGATCAAGAGACCAGCGAGCGCGATCAGTTTTTTGTGGTCGTCCCCCCGATCGCTTCGCCGACCTTCTCTAGGAAGTCCTCGAACTCGTCTTGATCCATGTCGAGTTCTTCGAGTTCCTCGACGGCCGCCGGACCGAAGACGAGTTCGAGCCCGCCCATGATGTCGTTCCGGCTCATGAGCTTCGCGAACTTCAGTCGCTTGAAGCGCTTCGGGATGTCGAGCTTGATCGTCTGTTCGGTGCCGTCGCTGTCCTCGTACGTCCACACGAACGGACGGGTCTTGCCGGTGGCTTCGTCGCTTGCGGCCTTCGCCGCGCGACCCAGGGATTCAGCCATTGGTGATCATCCTTCCAGTTCCTTCGCGATCTCGTTCAGTACCCCGTTCACGCCTTCCGCTATACGGGGTCTGTACGGCTCTACAGCGCCCCAGAAGAAGGGGTGAGGGGTCTGCCGGACCCACGGGTCATGTCCGAACGTTGGATGCCTTAGGCGCGCGTTCTGGCCTTCGATGTACGGGGGCAAGCCCGCCATGCCCTTCGGCATCTTCTTCCCGGCGATCTTAACAATCATGACCGCGTCCTTCGGTGCCTTGACCTGAAGAACGGCCGCCTTCGACAGGGATCGTCGGAGAGACGGCCGTCCGCGACGCGCGTTCTGTCCCTTCGAGGGGGTTCCGAGTGCAGCCTGTTTCACAGAGTTCAAGATCGGGCGACCTTGACGCCGGAACTCCTTCGTCAGCTTCCTAAGTACGATCTTGCCTTCGGCCGAAGCCCTGAGGTTCTTCACGAAGGCGTAGTACTCGGGAGAGCCGACCTTGAGCGGCTTGCCCACGTAACCAGCCCCTTACATCAGGTCGAGGTGACTCGGTCCCAGAGCCCGGCGAGAGGCCACGAGAGCGACCGAAGAGCGAGGTCGCCAACGGTGCCGTCGAGGGGGTTGACCTGGTTGATCAACACGGGACCGAAGTACCGGGGGTTCGTCGTGGTGACGGTACCGGCCACCGGCTGAATGTTGACCGTGACCACGGTTCCGAACAACGGCCACAACGTCGCATCGACGGCCGCCGCCGCGAAGTCGTTGATCAGTTCGAGGTCTAGCGTCCCGTCCTTCAGACCGGCGATCCGGGTCCGCCAACCGCCGGAACCCATGGTCGTGGTCTCCAGCTCTTCCGCCTCGAACGGAAGCGTGACCGTCCGCGTGAAGTCGCTGAAGTCGGTCGAGTTGACCTCAACGAACGCATCGGTCAGAGAGAATGCCGACATGATCCCTTCCTTCCCTAGCCGATGCCCACGGCACAGGCGATCTTGAACGTCCCGGTAATCGCCGTGACGCGAAGCCGGTACCACGTGTCGGTAATGGGACCGGCAACCCGAGTACCCCACGTTCCGCCGGTCGTGGTGATCGGGCCGAATGTGATTCGAGTCGTCGCGCTTCCGAAGGTGTTCGCGTCGTCCGACTCAAGAACGGCCGTGATCGTGGTACCGGCCGTCAGGACATGGAAGGTCGCGTACAAGTACTGACCTGAGGACACGGCCGCGAGTTGAACACCGGCCGACCCGGCGACGCCGGTCGCGGTCGTGTTCTCGGCTACGCCTTCGTTGTCGGTCGCTCGCTTCAGGTACTTGCCCCTGATCAGCCCTTCGCGGTTCGTGTTCATCATCGACAGAGAGAACGGCGCGATTGCGCCGACGTCCCCAAGCTGGGAGTACGAGAAGTAACCAGCCCGGAACATGTACGCCGTGTCGCCCTGAGTGTTGGTCGGCGCGACGGTCACCGCTCGGAGCATGTTGCCGGTCTCAAGATCAGCGAAGACGCTCGCGTCCGGTGCCGGGTCCCAGAAGCCCGCGACGTCGAGCTGAGACGTCTTCAGACCAGCGACGCGAGCCCGCGCGCCCCCTGATCGGAACGTGGTCGATTCCAGCGCTTCGGCTTCGGCCGCGAGCGTGGTCGTGTTCGCGAACCCCGAGAAGTCCTGATCATGAATCAGAACCGTCGCGTCCGTCAGACTGAACGCCGACATCTTCGGACCCCCCTTCGCTCTTCGCCGTCTTCCGGGGCTTGCCCGTCTTCGGCACCGGCGGTTCGTACGGCTCGACGTGACCGGCCGCGATCAGTGCAGGGATGTTCACATGATCGGGGTCGAGCCTAACGACCTCACCACGGCCGACGCCACTAATCAGCCGGTCACTTGTCACTCGGTAGTGATCATCATGGCTCACGTGTTGCCCCTTGCGTAGAGCTGAAGTGTGAACACGCCCCCGTAGTAGTTCAGGGCTGAATACTCTTCGAGGTTCAGCGGACGGAACTCCCGAACGATGCAGTCCTGAACGGTCCCCCCGAGCGTCTTGTCAGCCTCGATCGCTGCCCTGATCGACTTCGAGCCGGTCGGGTCGGCGTAGCTCGCGAGCGCCCTCTGTCCTTCGAGGTCGATCGAGGAACTCGTGAAGATGTGAATGGTCGGTTCGAGAGAGATCGTTCCGCGACCCATGCTCGCGTGATAGTCGGTCACCGGCGGTACGCCGACGATCGCGACCGGCGGGACGATTTGACCGGTGAAGAACTGAGCCACGTTCAAGCCGCTGATCGTCTTCAGGCGCGTGACGAGTCCGCCCGTGATCTGGTCGAGGGTCGCCATGATCAGCCCCCTCTGACCTTGACGCGCGAGCGCTCATAGGGGAACAGAAGCTTCTGAACCTTCGGGATGTCCCGGACCCGGATCGCGCCGAACTCAGACCAGCCCGCGACGCCGAACGGCGCTTCTCGCATCTTGAACGTTTCGGCCGCGAGCATGAGACAGGCTTGTTTCACGTCCGCCGGTACGGCCGTCCATCCGAAGTGACCCGTCACCTGAAGCGACGCAACGCCCCCGAGCACCGGAAAGCCCTTGCTCGCGATTGCCCTGATCTTGAAGTACGGCCAACCGGTGTTACCGTCCCGAATGCCGTTCAGGGGTTCGAGCTGGTAATCAGTGATTGACCATGTCGTCTCGTACGTGCCGTCGCCTGACGTGTCGGTCGAGATCACGAGATCGGTCGTCGTGTGAATGTCGTCGATCTCGGCAAGCCACGAGTACCGGCACGCGTACACGCGGGTCTGAGTACCGGTACTAATGATCACGTCGTCGCGGTTGAACTGACGCGAACAGTGGTTGTTGATCTCTCGGGTAGCCGAGTCGAGCGCGTCGTCAAGATCCGAGTCGTAGTCAGTGATCCCCGAGTCGATCCGGAGATATGACTTCAGCTCAGTTCGTGTCACATACGGATCTTGGAAGGCCACCGGCGGGAACCCCCTCTCGCGTGAGCCCCATCGACGACAGGTACAGCTCTTCGTCGAGGTAGACGAGTCCCTTGTGATGCACGGTACGAACGGCCGTGTTGACGTGCATCGGTACCCCGAGTTCGGCGAGCCGGATACAGAACGAGAGATCTTCGGAGTAGTACCCGTACCCGTCTTCGGTCGGTACCCGAGAGAACCACTCGGTACCGAACTTCTCGCGTACCGCTTCGAGTACCGACCGGTGAATGAGTACGGCCGCCGTACCGGTGGCATCGACCTCGATCACAGCGTCAAGCGGGTACGCCGGGTACGGCGTGAAGCCCGTCTTCCCGTCCGGGTTCTTCTCGTACAGCGTCGGGTGAACGTGGTACTTGTCCGCGTACATGTTCAGGGTCGGACCCCGGCGAGCCGCGAAGCACAGAGCGCCGACCACGGGCCGCGCGTCCTTGTCGGCGCACGACACGAGATCATCGACGATCTCTCGGGGGAACCCCATGTCGGTGTCCACGAAGAACAACCACTCGCCGTCTGTGGTCTCCAGAAACGCCCTGACGACGTCGTTACGGCTGTCTGGGAGGTTCCCCGATGTACAGAGACTCCGAAGCTCTCTTCCCCCGTTACGAACGATTCTGCGGCTCTTCATGAGGTCGTACAGCGTGAGGTCTCGGTACGAGAGCCCGAAGCACGCGGACCATGATCCGTTATCGAGGTAGCCGACGACT